GTTTGATAGCAGCATCTTTTTTAGCTAAGTATTCATCCTCTGTTTCTCGAACTTCTCCTTCATTATAGTCTGAGCCAGTTTCGTAGTTAACTGAGAAGAACTCTTCAAACTCGTCTAATATAGCTTGATCGTCGCGGTTATTGATGATGTCTTCGTAATGTGTTTTTATAAAGTCTATAGCAATAGATGTAGGGACAGATTTCTCTCTTTTAATTAAATCGATTACCTGTCTTACTATTTCTTTTTTATCTTCGTAAGGATCTAAAGTAGGATCTACGTTCTCTTTTAAAGTTGCTTTCTTTAAATCATTGAAAGTATCTTTTTCGAGTTTACCTCTTTTAGTTTCTTTCATTTTATCATTCTTATCAACTTTTGATGATTCTCCTGATATTAGATTGTAATAGTGGTTAGCGTCTTTTTGAAGGTTGGAGACAGCAGTTCTTTTAGCCTTCATGTATTCGTCTTTAGATACTGACCCTGTTGAGTCGATACCAGCTGATTCTAATTCCACGTCAATTCCTCTTTCGATAGATTCGATAGGGAAATTATCTGCTAGTTGTACTATCTCTTTTTTTACCTCTTTCTTCTCGAAGATCATTGCTTTTTGCTTCAAGATAGATACGGAGTCCTTATACCCATTCCACTGTGTGATAAATTGAGGGAAAGCTTGACGCATCTGGCGAACGAATTCGCCTTCTTTCATCTTACCTTCTAGGACTGCATGATATTTTTCAGTTGCTGTCATTGTTTATACTTCTTTGTATCCTTGTTTTTTTAATGCCTTCTTTGCTCTAGTAGCCTTACCTAAAAAGTTTGGCGTAGCGTATTGTGCTCCTGTACCTGGTGTAAACGTTGCTGTTCCACCTGTTACATTAGCTTCATCTAACTCTTGCATTACTTCTTTAACTAATGAGACTAACTCCGATCTTTTCATTACAGAGATTTTAACTCATTAACTAAATCATAATATTGCATGAGGTTAACTAAGTGAGCATCTGTTATAGTTTCAGTCTTTTTTAAAGGAACTATTGCTTTTGCTACTTCGTCTAATTTAATCTTTACAACTTCGTCTTTGACTTTTTTAGATAACTCTTTAACCTCTATAGTAATCTTTGAAAGTTCTTCATTGACTACATTGCGTAAACGTGTTTTGGAATTTACAGAGGTAATAAACTCCTTAAGTATGTTCTTCTGTGCTGGAAGTAAGTCTTTATAACTGTCGTTAAACTTCTCCAGTAATATTTTAAAAGTTAACATTCTTAGATCCTTATCATACTTTGAATACTCTTCTATTAAGGTATCTTTAACGCTATCCTCGTTCTGCGTACTAGCAGTAAGGTGCTCTAAGATTGTTACTTTATTATCTACTAAGTATTGAGGATCTACAATATCGCTATTATTCTGTGCTTCTAATAAACAATACATAGCTGCAAGAGCTTTGTAGTCTCTAACCTGAATGCTAAAGAACTCATCTAAGTCGTAATGCTTCTTAATCTCTGAGATAAGATGATACTTTTGTTTCTTTAGTGATTGTTGGTTAAGTTTTCTAGAAACTTCGGTTATTGTAGATACGATGGCTTCTCCTCTTTTTTGAGAGACACCTCTTGATTTCACAACTAAGTCGTATAGCTTATACTCTTTTGCTAAAGAGCTTTTGCTCGCATAGTATTCTTTTAAGATACCGACAGCCGGCGATTCTTCTTTGTTCAGAGTATCGGCCGCTATCTGCTTGACTAACAATTCAAATATTAGTCCAGTATTCTTATACTTGGAATGCTTTATTTTCATTATACACGTTTACTATATATAAATATGCACTACTTACCTAAATCTTTGATGTTATCCTCATTAAGTAGGTCGTTATCATCATAACCAGGTTTTTTCGTGAAGACAATTTGTTTTAACATGTCTTCATTACGCTGGTAGATTGACTTGGTAGCCATATTTTCGTTAACATTATCTGCATCGCTTGGGAATCCCCCATGCATACCGTGTTGGCCTAGAGGATCACGTCCTCCTAAGGCGTCGTTTGTACCATAAACGGATGCTTTTTCTCTAGGTCTTCCACCTTCTGGTCCTGGCTCTCCCCATTCAGAATAACCTTTAGGGACAGCAGCGGCTTCTCCACCTTTAGGAGTGGCTACAGATCTTCTACCGTACATAGAAGCTAGATCGTGAGGTGTACCGTAAGTAACTCCTGATGAAGCAGGATCGTTACCTTCAGCCTCTATCTGTGCTCTTCTAAATTTACGTTTCTCATCTTCAACCATTAAGTCTCTCATCTCCATATACTGATCTTCTGATAGATCAAATATCTTCTCATAGATCCAGTCTGAAGAGAATAATTTAGAGTCTTGCATTTGAGAAGCTAAGTCTACTTTTTCTTTAAGTAAAGCAACTTTTTCTTGTTCAAATACGATTGAAGGGGTAGTTAATTTAATTTCAAAGTTAGTTAAACTTTCACCTTGAAATCCTTGCGTGTATAGGTGTACCAGAGCAATCTTAGTTAACTCTGATTCCATAATTCTTTGGATACGCTCTACTGTTCTAGCGAATCTTATGTCTTCTGCTGCTAATGTAGCTTTACCTGATAAGTCACCTTCATATCCGAAGTATGCTTTAGGTATCTTTAATGCTGCAAATAGCTTAGATTGTAGATATGCTACATCATTAGTACCGTCATACTCTAATCCTTTAGTAGTTTCGATTCTAGTTGAAGTATCACCTCCTCGTACAGGTAGATAGAAATCTTCCATCATATTCTGCATATTAAACTTCAAGTTATATTGACCTGTTTGTGGGTCAACATAAGGAGTCTTCTTCATTTGGTTGATAGTCTTTTGCATAAACTGCTCAACCTCATTAGGAGGAATAGAACCTACATTTATATAGAACATTCTCTTTTCCGGAGCTCTCATGATTCTATGAATTAACATAGCATCCTCCATTAAAGTAGTTTGTTTATATATTTTTCTAGCTGGCTCTAAATAAGATCTACCGTAAGGTAAATAATGTACGTCTGAGATTAATCTAAAGTGAGCCATCTCATAGTTGTCTATTACTATATTAGATGTTTGCTTCTTATTAGGTAGATAAGTAGTATCTGAAGAAGTAGCTATTCCATCAGGATCTAATTCAAATTCAACCTTCTGTGGGTTATCTGGATCATGTCCTTCATGTCTAGCAATGTGGTATACTGTATAAGGTAAGACGTTATATACACCGAACTTCTCTGCTATTTCTAGCTTTAAGAAAAAGTCTCCATATTTAACCATATTTCTAGTCCATGACCAAAGGTTAAATTCGATGTTTAAGACGTCATAAAATAGGTTATAAAGTACTCTCTGAATATTCTCATCAGAAGATTTAATAGCTAATACTTCGTTTTGATCATTCTTAATTGTTGCTTCATCAGCAATAATATCTAAGGCAGATGCAATGATAGGATCAGTGTCCATAGCTTCATAATCAGCATATAACTGTATACGAAGTGTTTGATAATTCAGGTTAGGGTTAAATATATTCGCCTTGTTATAAGTGTAAAGACGAGTAAACCTATCCATTAATGAATTGGTCTGTAACTTACCTGTTGTTTGTATATTGTTGACGTCTGTTACCTTTAACTGTGTTCCACCAATGTTTCTAACAACTACATCAGTTGAAAAAAGTCTTTGCAAACGTCCAAATAGCGATTTATCTGCCATTAAATTGTATTTTTATATAAATAGTCTACTTTAGTAACCACGAGACATCTTCTTCGCCTCCCGGTGTATTCATAATATAAGGATTATTCTGCATACTACCAACTGATCTTATAACAGCTTTGTTTCTTGAGTTTAAGTTATTAAAAGAGGATAGCTGTGCTCTAGCTAAATCCATACCTTGTTGTCTTAATCTCAATGCAGTATCTCTAACATAAAGTGCAGTAGCACATGCCATAATAAGGTCATCGTTATATCTATCTTGTGCTTGTGCCTTTCCGTTCTTCCATATAAATACTCTCATCTCTTGTAACAGCCTCTTAGATTGAATTGTAACAGAGTGTTCTCTGATGTATTCTATCATCTTTGCAATTACTAAGGGTCTAGTTCTAGCAGACATCGTAAATCCAGGAACTAGCTTATCTCTTTCGTATTTATGCATGTATGTCTCTACGGTTTCCATATTATTAGTAGCACTATAGTATAGATTCCTGTATTCTCTTTCCATTATTTGTTCGATAGTAGCCCATCCAATGTTAGCATTCTCTACTACAAGCAATGCATCATTATATTCTGAAGCTATACCAACTAAGAAGTTTCCATAGTCTTTAGGAGATAACTTACCTCTATACTCTGCTACTTGAACTGCATTCTCTATATCAAATATGTGAAATGCAGAATAGTCACTTGAATCACCCCTAGATACATCGGCTACTACCATATATGACTTCATATAATCTACTCCTTCCCATACCCAAAGGTTTCCGTCAATACCTCTTCTCTCTAAAGGATCTTTTTCCCAAGTTTGTTCATAGAAAGACATATCTTCTGGTTCAAATACCGTATCACCAGATGCTAAGAAGTCACAATCACATTCCTGTCCTGCCATTCTAGGTCCTAAATCAGCATTTTGTTGATCTCTCCATGTTTGATTCCTTTCAGGATGTACCGTCCACGGTAATCTAATAGGTAAGAATGAATTCTCACTACTCTCTGCTTTTTCCCATGTCTGATGGAACCAATTACCTACACCATTAGGAGTAGATAGTGCCATACATTGTCCACCCGTCGCTAATGTTTGTTGAGCTGCAGTAAATGTTTCATCTACGTTATCAATAAAGGCGGCCTCATCCATTAGTAGTAACGATACCGCTTCCGATCTTGCAGCATCAGGAGAAGATGATTTAGCTTGTACTCTAGATCCGTTTACTAACCTTAAAGATAGTTTATTTTTTTCTTTTGCAGGTAATCTTAACCATTTAGGTAGTTGATCATACATAAAGATCACTTTAGTAACTAAGTTACGTGCAGTTGCTTGTGTTGTAGCTAGTGCTAAAACGTTTTTATCCTTATGAAATGTCATTAACCATAAAGAGTATGCAGCTGCTAAGGTAGAAATACCTAACTGCCTAGACTTTAAAGTAATGATGTATTGATGATCTCTAAATAAGTGTAATACTTTTTCCTGAAATGGATATAATGCAAAAAGAATACGTCCACGAGTAGGGTGCTGTATATAACAGTACTTCCTCATGAAGTAGGCCGGATCTTTAGCACACTTAATATACTCTTGTGCTATTATTTTCTTTATATCTTGACTCATAACTTTAGAAGTTATAGCTGAATCGTGGTAGACCGTCTTTCATGTAAATAGAAATCTTGCTACCGACTGAATCTACTAGTTTACTTGCAGGTACTATAGCATAATTTCCAGACTTATCATCTAGGAAGAATATTTCTTCAAACTCTTCAGTTTCTGTGTATAACTTTATTACTTTCTTAGAAAATGCTTGTTCTGCAGCATCTGCATCTATTGCATTTCCTTTTTTATATTGTTTTAAACTAAAATCAGAAAAATCTATACCAGGATAGTTATTTCTTAATTCACCATCTATTGCATCTAGTGATACATCGACTTTATCGCTTTCTTGTTCTGCTACTGCTGCAAGAATTATGTTTAATCTATGTAAAGGTCTACTACCTTTAGTTTGAGGGTCAATAGGATTGTCTAATTGCTGATTAACTGCTTTAATAGCATCTTGTATAAACTTTTTATCCGTATTTTTACCAAATTGAGCTTTTTGACCCATTGGTATAGCTCCTCTATTCTTTACTTCTACTCCTTTATTCCCAACTCCAACATCTCCAGAAGGAGTATCTCCATTTACATCTGCAGTTAAAGCACAAAGTAAAACTTCTCCTTTACCTGTAGCTACATTACCGATTTGAGGTTTAATATTGAATAGAAAATTGATAGTTTCTTCAGAAAATAAGTTACTAAATCTAGTTTTTAAATTACCTGAAGTGCCTAAATCAGCATAAGTTACAGCACCGTCTGTTATATATTTATGGTAAGTTTGAATATCTCCATTTTCTACCATTCTATTGTAGATAGTTTTAGAGATAGAAGCAACTGATTTACCTTGTTGGTTTAAAAACGATATTACATCATCTTTATAAGCTACACCAGATATACCGTTAAGTATAGACCTTAATTGCTCAGGTGAAAATTCTCCTTTTTGTATAGCATCTATTACTTCTGCTTTAGATATCTGTCCATCTGCGTTAGTTAGTTCGGCAATTAGCTTATCTAGTATAACTTTATCTTCAACATTATCCATTGATGGAGTACCTGTTTTAGTTCTCCATGCCCATTCGTTGTATATTTTATCTGTTATATTCATTATGCTTCTGGTTCTTCTCCGTCTTCGAAGTCTATTGTTTCACCTCCTAAGTCAGCTCCGCCTTCTTCTCCTCCGGCATCATCTCCTGCTAGAGCATCTATATCAGCTTCTCCTTCTTCACCGCCTTCAGCACCGCCGTCTCCACCAGGGAAGTCACCGCCGCCACCTCCTCCGCCTCCGGAATCAGTATCAGCGGGCTCTCCTTCTCCAGCCCCGCTCATAGGACCTTCTTTATAAAGTCTCGCCAACTTATCAAGAGCCTGTTGGTAGTCGTCTATCTTATCGATATAATAACGTTTACCCATAATTTGAGCTTCAAATCCTGTACCAGTCCATTTAAGAATATAAGATTGTCCGTTCTTGATGTTCACCCTGAATGACGATGGTCTAGGAGATATCCAGTCAATGCTTTCTACGAACTCTTTGAATTGGTCTGTTTGAAGCTTAATTATAGCTTTTTTTAATGTTGGGAACTTCCCTAGTATTTCATCAGTAGCATCTTCTAATACTGTCTCTTCTGGAGCTGCAGTATCAGGTTCTTCTTCTGGTGTAGGTTCTTCTTCGTTTAACGAATCAATAAGTGATTCATTTAAAGTCTGGAGTGATTTTAAATCGTTTACTTGTCCAGACATTATTTCAGAAATTCTTTGTAGTTTTAGAAGTCTATATTGTTCTGGTCTTTCTGTTCTAAGATATCTTTGTAGCTTTCTAAAGTTAGTTTTAATTAACTCAAATAACTCTCTTGCAGCTTGATCTTTTCTAACATCATCAGAGCCCATTAGTTTTTTAATGTCTTTAACTATATCTGAAAAGTTTTTATATAGTGCTGAGAAAGAGGGTAATTTAAGGATCTTATGTCCGATACTTCCCGTCTCTGCGTTCTTTTCGTATGCTTTAAAGTAAGTATCCATTTCTCTATTGAAAAAGTCAGATTCACCGTTAAACTTAGGCTCTCCATACCTGTCCACAATACTCTTTTGTTGAGCAGGGGTAAGGTCTTCCCATTGGATTACTCCTCCTTCCCTTTCGATAGCATCCATAGACATTTCGTTTATGACCTCACTATACGATTCTAATACGAGTTTTTCTAACTTGTGCATATTACTTCTTTTTCTTTTTGTAGCCTTTATGCCAATGTTCATTCATAGTGATCACTTTTAAGTGCTCAGCAGGAACATCTTCTACTAATCTATTTCCTTTTTTAAAGAATACATCATAGTGAGTAACTACATGCTTATTACCTTCTTTAACTAGAGTATGTTGTTCGTCTAAACAAATACCTGCTCCATATACTTCATGTACAACGTGTGCCGCACAATCATGTTTAAATCCAGGTCCTGATTCTTCTAAATCAGCATCGATTTCAAACCTCTTAAATTTATCTACATCGTTGATACTTCTAATACGAACTCTTTTACCGTCCTTATCTAAACCGTATACTTTAGATCCATCATTAGATGGGTTCTTTAAGTGTGCTTTAGCTCTACGTTTAGATATAGATGATACCATTCCTAAGTCTTGTCTAGTAGCTTCTTCCATATTTCTCTTACCTAAACCAGGTAAGTTTCTTAAGTCTTGTACGTACTCATCTGTCCTAACTAGTATAGTTCCTAAGTTAACACTTTCTTCCTTATCACGTCTATCTGCTGCTTTCTTAGTAATCTTAAATATTGTAATTTTAGATACTGCAGGATTAAAGTCTGGGTCTGTATCTTTAAAGTTACTGTTATAGTATTGTCTTTGATGCATTCTATAGTATTCACCTTCATGCTCTAATTCATGGTATTGAACGTGAACAAACATTGGTGCGTACTGTTTCATTCTAGCTTTGATGCCACTCGCATCATGTTTCTTTAAAGCTTCAATTGCATTGTTTTCACTAGCTACTCCTTTAGGTAGTAGGTCTGAAAATAATTGTTTACCGAACATATCAGGTGCGTTACTATTAGCATCGTCGATTAGTTCTGAACCTTTAAATGAATTGTCTGTAAATTCTTTTAGTATTTTATTTTCATCTACTCCATCAAAATCTCTTTGTTTCAAAGCTGCCATAATAGCATAAACAGCATCTTGCTCTTTATAGTCGTACCTCTTAGCCATTGCTTTGATGAATTGAGCTACTTTTTTAGATACTTCTGGGTTAAGACTTTCATTAATAGATTCGTTATACTCATCGTCATCCTCATCCTCTTCATCGTAGTATTCTTCAATCTCTTCGATGATAGATTCTAGTGTAGTATCGTATCTGTTTGCACTTGAACCAAATTCGAATGCTCCGTATGCATCTGCTTTAGATAACATTCTTGGGAATGACTGTCTAATAATTTCTCTAGCTTCATCTCCTTTTTGAGCAACATCGTCTAAGATGTTCTGAAGTTCAACTAGTTCGTTTCTTTGTTCAGACGATAGTTCTGTTAATTCTTGTCCTTGATGAGTACCAGCAACTGCTTGATCTAAATCAGCCTCTAAAGCTTTTTTCTTAGCAGTTAAATCTTTTAATTGATCTACTACTGAATGATCTCCAGCTTTATATTGCTTAGCTAATTCTTTCATTTTAGCTATTACTAACCCGTAAGCTTTTTGAACCTTAGCTGCTTTTATCTCGTCAATATTTTTACGTCTTGGTATCTGTGTTGACATATTCATTAAGTCTCCTTGTACCGACTGCATTGCTTTAGCTAATGTAGCAAACTGATCAGGAGTTACTTGAATATAATCTCCTCCAAATCCAGTTGCTGATGGTACTGTAATCTGTACCATTACTCCTCTTTTACCGCCTGAAAATCTTTTAATTTGCATTCCCCCTTTGTCGTATAGTTCTGTACCTTCTTTCATACTTTCTTTATAATAGTCTGGATCTTCATAGTAATCGTCGTCTTCTTTTCTACGTTGGTCGTAGTCGGTATAAGCATCGTATCTATCTTGATCGTCTTGTGCCGCGTTTAACATATCGTTTAAGTCATGATCATCTTCTAATGCAGGACTCTTTAAAGTTACTGCGTTAGGGTGAGTATCTCCTCTTCCTACATGAAGTTCGTAATCTTGACCTTCTTTGTATTTACTCTGTAGATGTTTAACAACATCTTCTATACTATTTAAATCGTATCCAAAGGTAACTAAGTGTCCTTCGTCTTCGTTTACTTTACCAACTGTTGTATCGTAGTCCATAGGCTTAATTCTACCTGATGCTTTTTCAATAGCGTTGTCAATCTTATTTAACATATCACCATATCTATCAGCTACTGGTCCTCCTGTTGGTTCGATTTCTGGATCGTTCTCCATCTCTCTTTCTATCTCAGCTCTCTTATCTTTGAGCTGTTTTATTAGGAGTCTCTTCTTACCGTTTATTCTTTGATCTTTCCTATCTCTAGCGTGTATTTGATCTACCTTCTTAAGATCAGCATTTCTCTTTTTAGCGACTCTCATCCTCATTAAGACAGGGTCATTAAGGTCTCTTGCTTCATCAGTTTCTCCTAAAGGTCTACCTTCGTCATCATACCCTACTCCGTGATCCTCTTCATCATCTTTCTGCTCTT